CCTGCCGTTGAACCCACTGCTCGGTGGTCGGTGACCAGTAGTTTTCTAGCTCGTTGCAGTTCATAAAGCCGTTCACCATGCCAACGGTAAAAGCCATTGCGAGAACCAGCATCGCTGATGTGATGCCGATCCAAATGCAGAGACGAGCAATTTGCTCGTCCCTGACTGTTGCTGAACGATCCAGCATTATTGACCTCTGGTCAGGAAGGCTGAACGAACAAGCTCTGCTGGAACGCTGAACAGCTCGGCTTGGATGCGTAGATCCTCTGCCGTCAGCTCATCGTCTGGCTTAAAGACGTTCTCTAGCTGCTCATCGGTGTATGGTGTCACGAATGACCAGTTATTGTTCTGGGCTTCATAGTCGGTAAGAGCGAGAGTGAATTGGTTGATAGACATTTTGCAAACTCCTGTTGCTGGTTGATGGGTGGTCGAGCTTCTTGGCTCGGCAAAACGGCAGACGCCGCTTTCCAGAGACAAAAAAAAACCGACCCCGAAGGGTCGGCTACTTTCAGCTTTGAGGTTGTGCGGCTTAGGCCGCTGAGATCATTTGGATCAGGCTGTCCAGCTTCGCTGCTTGATCCTTAACGGCTTTGCCGTTGCCGCCGTTGGCGATCAAATTGGCCTTGGCAATTTCCAAGGCGATGAGCTGTTCCATGTCCACCGAAGGTGTTGCAGCTTTTGGCTCAGCCTTCGGCTTAGCCTTGGATTTTGTCGTCGGTGCAGCTTCGCTGACCCAGCATACCATTCTGGTATTTCCAGCAGTATCGACTGAACCCTTCGGGTCTGGGGTGAACTGGCCTTTGGCCTTGAGTTCAGCGATGGCTTTCTCAAGGACTTTGTCCTTGCCGTACCGCTTCGCGGCTGGCTTCGCCTTAGCTCTGGCCAGCCTCTCTTCGAGAACTGGAATGTACTGCTTCGCAGTGATGTTGCCTTCGGCAAGAACTTCGTTGAATAGGTTGATTTGTACTTCTCTAGCTTCGATAGACATAGGTATCCCCTTTCAGAGTGGATATAGGTTTCGTTTTTTGAGATTGATTTCTCGACGGCAAACGATCCCATAACCCTTTAGGGTTGCCACGCGATTATCTAAGCTATTAACTAATCTATATATTACTATTTTCTGCCGCGCGAGGTAAGTAACTCAAAACGTTTTAGAGCTGAGATAACCCTATATCTCCCTTACTAGAGGAGTTTCTTCTTGAACAAAAACAACAACTTAGCCGACAGTTGGTCAATACATTGACCAGAAATGGGGAAGGGGGGGTATAACCCCCTTCCCCAAGGTCGCTTTTTGGATTGCCACCTCTCTACCCCACGCGACCACCGACACTAAAATTAAAAACGTCAGGAGAAAAAACAAAATGGCGAATAAATACAGAGATGCAGTATCTGACCCCAAGGTTTTGACCCCAACACAGGTGTCGAGGCTACGAGCAAAAGTCTTTGAAAAGGTGAATGTCCAAGTCGAAGACGCACACAAGGCTGTAATGGGCGATATTGCATGGACGCCGACACAGGCCAGAGTGTTTGCTACACTTCTGGGTAAAGTCATGCCTGATCTGACCGTTCAGTTCCAGCAAACTGAGCACAAGCTAAGCGAGACAGTCACCGAACTTAGCCGCGCTGACCTTGAGCGCATTGCATCGGGCGTAAATCAAATAATCGACGTGGAAGCGGAGACAGATTATGAGCATTAACGCACAGGACGCCGCCCGACACTTGCTAGCTTTACGCCGCGCAGAGGAAAACTTTGAAGACTACATAAAGTTACAGAACCCGACGTGGAAACTGCCAGAGTTTCACAAGCATCTTATCGGCGCACTCGATTTGCTTGAGAAGAACAAGTTAACGAACCTCTACGGCAAAGACAGACGACGCACTGACAACCCGAAAGAGATGCCAGTACGCAACATTCTGATTACGATGCCGCCACGCCACGGCAAGAGCACCTACGGCTCTGTCTACTTCCCTGCATACTTCATGTCTCGCAAGCCATCGCGCTTTATGATGGTGACTTCGTACAACACGCAGCTCGCTACAGATTTTGGACGACAGGTTCGCCAGATTGTAAACGAGAAAGAGAATGAGCAAGCCTTCCCAGACTTCCAGATGTCACCTGACAGCCGCTCAGTTGAGGCGTGGCGCACCACAGTCGGTGGAGCCAGCTACTTCATTGGCGTTGGGGGTACAACGTCTGGGCGAGCCGCTAATCTTCTCTTGTTCGATGACCCCCTCAAGTCGCGTGAGGAAGCCGAGAGCGCTACCCAGCGCAACAAGGTGTGGAATTACTACACTTCCGCGCTGACAACGCGACTACAGCCTGACATGGACAACGTTCCCCCAGCCCAGATTGTTATATTGACGAGATGGCATCCTGACGACTTAGCTGGTCGCCTTATGGAGACGGACGATTGGAACGAGGGACGTTGGCTGCACATTAATTACCCAGCTATTAAGGATGTGGAGAACGGCATTACTCAAGCTATCTGGGATCTGCCAAAGGAAGACCCACGTTACAAGCCAGTGGCTGACGCCAACAAGCTGAACAGCAGCCGACGCTACGTCAAAGGCACAACTCAGGCAGCATTATGGCCAGAGCGTTTCACGCTAGAAGACTTGGAACGCCGCCGTCGATTAAATCCACGCGAGTTCGCATCTCTCTACCAACAGACGCCATACATTGAGGGGGGTAACTTAATTAAGGCGAACTGGTGGCGAACGTACCCTGCCGACTTAAAGCCAGAGCGTTTCTCATCGCTGGTAATTGCAGCCGACACAGCCTTTAAGAAGACTGAAACATCTGACTACAGCGTAATGATGGTTGGTGGTTTAGATGCGTCTGGCGACATTTACATAACTGACCTTATTCGTGACAGGTACGAGTTCCCCGAACTGAAGCGTCGTATGATCCAGCTCAACAACTTGTGGCGAGGTCGCGGTCTTAGGGGAATATACATTGAAGACAAGGCATCGGGCCAAAGCTTAATCCAAGAGCTGAAGCGCGAGAGCGGTGTATCGGTTATTCCTTACAAGATAGCTGGTGATAAGGTAGCACGACTAAACGCTGTGTTACCTCTGATCGAAGGTGGCAGGGTTTTGTTGCCAGAGACAGCGCCTTGGCTTGATACGTTCCTTGACGAATGCCAATCTTTTCCTAGCGGCACGAACGACGACCAGATTGACGCCTTATCAATATTTTTGGATGTATTGGCTCGCACTCCATCGCATGGAGATTACTACCAGCCACCTACTTTTACGCCGAAACAAGAAACTGGCGTCTGGAATATGAAGTCTGATTTGAGTTCTTCTAAAGATAGTTGGCTTGGATGGGGTGAATAGGGACGACTAATGTAAAGATTAGGCATTAAATGGCGGTATGTCTGTTGTTACAACGAATTACCGCGCTGAGTTTTTTCCAGAGGAAGATGGGATAGTCGTAGACTTGTCTGCACACGCAAACAAGTTCATGGCTTACGAAGACATTTCTGCTGATTTATCTCAGACCGAAGAGACGCGACTTGTCGATTATGTCAAGTCAGCGATGATGATGTCATACGACAAGATAAGCCGTCGTTATGATCACTGGAAAGAAGCAGACAGGGCGCATGACGTATATGTTCGTCCTGACGCTACAGCCTTCCGAGAGAAGGCCGTAATAGCTGACACTAGGGCAATATCAGATACAGTCTTAACTTACCTCATGGCCGCTCTTACAGGGCGCAATCCCATGTTTCAACTTGAAGGGCTGAATAGACAGAGCCGAAAATCATCTGCGATCATTGAGCGTTTGCTTCACCAGCAAATGAGGCGAACTGCTGGCGAGGCTAGAATTGCCCAGCACTTACTCGACGCGATCCGTTACGGTTATGCCCCGACAAAGATAACTTGGAACGCAGAGACACGAACCAATGAGATACAAAACTACGACCCCCGAAAAGTCTTCCACGACCCAAGAGTTCAGTGGGGCGATTGGGATCGGATGCAATATATTATATTTTCC